TAGTTAGTACGCCATCTCTTGCTGCAATATCAACACCATCAACCGTACCACCTGCTACGATGTTTCCTGAGACATCTAAAATACCATTTACATCAACTGTAGTAGCATCTATCTGCACTTCTGTATCAGCAACAATATCAAGTTGCCCGTCAGCACTAGAGTTAATGTATAAGCCTGTGTCACGAAATTGAATTTTAGTGTCGGTAGTTGTGGTGTTGCCAATTACTAATGTTTCTTGAAGAGTTTCACCGCCACCTGAAGAAGTGCTTGCAATTGTGCCATCAGCAGCAATCGTAATATTAGAACCTGCTGTTAAAGAAGCTACAACATTAGTTGTGTCCGTTACATCTGCACTAGCTTCAATGCCATCAAGTTTAGTACCGTCAGCAGCTACGTCACGCCCATCAAATGTACTGTTAGTTGTAATAGCGCCTGTCATAGCGCCACCTGCTTTTGGAAGGGCAGCATCTGCCGTAGTACCTTGAGCAGCAGTAGCGTAGTCCGAAGAAGCAAAAGCTTTGACTTGTGCTAGGTTAGTAACTTCACTGTCCATTAACGCGCCAGCGGCTGTAACATTAACTGTGTCCGTAACGTCTGCACTGGCTTCAATGCCGTCTAGCTTAGTACCGTCAGTAGCGACATTTCGTCCGTCAAACGTACTATTAGTTGTAATAGCTCCGGTCATTGCACCGCCAGACTTAGGCAAAGCATTTGTAGCTAAGGTTCCTTGAGCTGCTGTAGCGTAGTCAGAAGAATCAAAGGCTTTAACTTGTGCAAGGTTAGTTACTTCAGAATCCATTAATGCACCAGCGGCTGTGACATTTACTGTATCTGTCACATCCGCACTAGCTTCAATTGCATTAAGTTTTGTGTGGTCAGCGTCTGTAAATACATTTGAGTCTGTTGCAGCTTCAACCGCTGCTCGAATCTCTGCATCTGTTTGGTCAGCAGTAGCAGAAGCTTCAATGCCGTCTAGCTTAGTACCGTCAGTTGCTACATCACGACCATCTACAGTTCCTGCTACTATAATGTTATTAGTTACAGTAACGCTATCAACATACGCATCTTTAAATCTTACAGAGGTTGTACCGAGGTCTACATCGCTGTCCGTGACCGGAACAATGGCTCCGTCTTGAATGCGTACCTGCTCTACAGGAGCGCCACCAACTTCGGAGTAAAACTCAATACGGTTGTTAGTTGCGCTAACCTCTATTTTGTTTTTAAAATCTTGGTCACCAACTTTACTAATTGCACCGCCCTGTCCTGCACTACCATCGTGAGTATGTCCTGTAGTGCCTATAGCTGAGTACGCAAAAGCGTTTAGAATTTGATTGTATTCATTGTTAAAAAGAGAGGCAGTAATTAGATTGCCATCTGCAATTGTGCTTTGTCTTGTGTAGCTTGTACCTGCCATCTAATTATCTCCTGCCTGCGGGAACGTAGTTTATATATAAGCCATTAATTGTGTAAGGCGCAAGTTGGTCATTGCTGCTAATTGTATAATTACTTGTGTAGCAACTGCCTTGAATTGTTTGTCTTATGAGTGGGTTGTCTGTTGAGCCGAAATAAGCATCGTTAAAATTAGCAGCGCCAAAAGATGCGCCGCCCCTTATCTCAGGAAGAACATAAACAGGGGGTTGTTGTACAATCACATCTTCAAAATCAAACTGTACCTTTAAATTTGGTTGTGCGAAACCGCCTGCGTCTGCGTCTGGGCTTACAGAAATTTTAGCATAGTGTAAAGTCTTGCGTGTACCCATGTCGCCAAAATCTAAGTAAGGAGTTTCATATAAAGCATCAATGTTTGCTGCGCTTCCTGAATGTAAAAAAGAAAGCCCTGTGTCGTGGTTATAAATATATCCGTCAGTATCTCCATGAACAACTTGCTCAACGCCAGAATGTAAAAATCCACTATCTATTGCAGGCGCTTCAATTCCTTGAGTTTCAGACCACTCAAAACCTTGGCCTGTAAAAGTTCCAATAACTCCTTTAGACAAAGAAGAGGATTGAGATTGGTTATTGTAATATAATCTGTACTGTGACTTAGACCGAAGCACCACGCTTGTAATTACAAGGTTGTTTATGTTTCTTGTTATTTCACTAATAATTCGCTGAATGTTTCTGCTTACAGAAGTTAGCTCAACGTCGCCAATACGTGCTGTACCCGCTAGTGTACGAATACCATCTGGGCTTAAAAATACTAGGTCACCGCCAATCTCTTGAACGCTTTGGCCGTCTACACAACCTACGTTTTTAGTAATTGGAATAATAGCAGTGGTTGCATCATTAGATTCAATGTTTACTAATCTATAAATACTGTTTTGACAAAATATAATACAGTCGCCACGAAAGCTTTTAAGACCTATAACTTTATCTGCTAACCTTACTTCACCTGAACCTGTGCCGGTAAAGTTGTCCATTTCGTGCAAATGACTATAATATACTTGGTTAGGGTTTTCTGCGGTTCCTCCCACTACAAGGTGGTTGCTGTGTATTGTACAGACTTTAGGAGCTTCAGTGTTGTTTACCGTAACCTCACTAGAATAAAAAGTTCTAGTGTTTAATGCTCCAGTGCCTGTCATGTAAAAGTAATAGGGCTTGTTAGCTCCGTCACAAATTACTACTTCTCCATATACAGACTTACTGCCCTCGTAAATTTCTATCGAGGTTTGTTCTTGGCCTGTGCGAGCCAAAACTGAGCGACCTGTAAAGGTTGCATAGTTATCGCCGTTAGAGTGTACATTTGCTCTGTTAATTTGTAACCATGTAGCTCCATCATTACTAAAGAAAATGTCTGTTCCACTACAAACAATAACGCCGTCTGCATATGTTTTAATTCCTAATACGGGTAAACCGCTATTAGGTCTAGCGGCTGAAGTACCGCCATAAGCTGTAAAGCCGCTAATACGGCGATAGCCGCCATCAGGGTCAACCTCAAAATTACGAAGCTCTGTCGCAATTCCCGGCTGTCCAAGCATTTGTATTTCGTTAAGGTTGGTGTTTAAGCCACCCTTAGCAGAAAAACCAAAAGGTTGTGAAGCTGCCATATTATATAAATCTCACTCTGTCATCTTTAATGATAGTAGGTGCTGCTTCAATAAGATTTGAGCGCATACTACGCAAACCTTTTTTATAATCATCTGCTGCAAAAGAAGCAGCTTGCGGATTATCTTTAAACTGATGAATGTAATATCTTGCACGAGCCAGTAATACTGTGCTATACATTTCTGGGAATACTATCTCGTCACTGTATGCAACGAGCTTTGTGGGTAAGTTATAAGCATAAAACCAAATACGATATACCTTGTCTGGTATAGGACTCAATCCAAACTTACGTGAGTCAGGACTTCTTATAACGCTATCTGGAATACCATAGGATTGACTATCTGCATCATCTAAATTTTCTCCAATGCGTCTAAAGGTTTTCCAAGCTTCAGTAGTCAAAAATTTAAGATTCTTTGCAGAATATGGAGCTGTTTCTCCACTTACGCCTACTGTAGTAGCATAAAAATTATCCCAGTCTACTGAACCATAATCGGTTTTCATTGAATCGCTAGAAGGTTTTAGTTCAAAAAATCTTTGTCCTGCTACAGTCTCAACATACACGTTGCCGTACATAGGGTCAGTCTCTCCACTTTCACCAGCAGAAAGAAAAGGCCATTGAGGTTCTGAGTTAATAATGTCAAAGTATGCTTTGTTAATAGAATCTTTAACATGGCCCTGAACTCCTACAGCAGAAGAAAAGTTAGCCGAATCCAGAGTAACTTCATTTAGTTCTCTAAGAAGTTCATTGGTTAAGTCTAAGTAAGATGTTGCCATAGGTTCTATTGCCTTTTAATTTGTTAAAGATTGGGGGCCTTTTACAGCCCCCGCACTTAATGGTTACTACTTATGCGCCAGCAGCTAAGCTGAAGAATGCACCAACCAGTGCTTCAGGTCGAAGAACCTTAACACCAAATACGTGCAAACCACGACAGATGTCACCAAAGCTATCTGGGTCACGAATGACCTCAGTGCTAGTGATAGTCTGTGCAGTACAAATAGCTGACATGTGACCAGCAAGAATCTTGCCGTCGGCAGCAGCGGTCGCAGCAATGTTGTTAGACTTATACATGCTAAAGCCACGAAGCAAACCAGAAGTAACAAGACCGTTACGAATGGAGCCTTGACCAGCATTAAAGTCAACAGACAGAAGCTTAGAACCTGACTTAGACAACTGCTCGTAGAAGCTAGGTGGTGCAACTACCCAACGACCTTCTTCGGGTACATTTTGCTCATCAAGCAGTTTAGCCATGTGAGCAAGTACGTCAAGCGGGTCATTAATAAGCAGGTTGATAGACTTAGCAGCCTCATCATAAGTTCCTACTACAGTACCAGTTGTGTCATCATCAGCACCTAGAACGTGGTTTGGAGCTGAAGCAGACAGACCAGCAAAGCCAGCAGCGATTACAGCAGCGTCAAATGCGTCACGCAGGGCGTAAGCAGCAGATGAAGCAGCAACTTCTTTGAAGTTTACGTGAGACATAGAAGTTTCAATGTCGTCTACGATGAACTTAAAGGCGTTGGCTGAATCGACAACCAGATTGATTTCTTGGTCAGTTAGTTTAGTGGCGGTAGTGTCAGCACCACGAGTGTAAGCACTAACGCTGATTACTGGCTCTTTGATGATTCGTACAGAATCACCGAAAGCGGAAATTTCACCTTCGTAGTCAGTGTTAGTGATAGCTTCTGCAACCGATGCTTTACGGAAGAAGTTAAGAACCTTCTTAGAGTAAATAGCTGGCAGGAAGTAAGAATTAGTTTGTCCTGCTACTTGGTTGTCGAAGTTACCGGGGGCTGGGTCGCCTGCGCCTTGAAAATATTGTGCCATGATTATGTTTCCTTATGAATTAAAGACAATTGTTGTTAAGCTACTACTCTGCCTTCCATAATGGCTTTGTCGATTTCTTTTTCATGTTTATCGTAATCAGCCATAGACAGGGCAGCAATCTCCCTTTGTGACCATACTTTTGCTTCTTTAGCATCAACAGTAGTTGTTTTAGTTGATACCATATCAGCCGCTGAAGCTTTGGTCGAAGTTTGTGACTGTTGCGAAGTACCTTGAGAAACTTGGATACCGCTTTCTAATTTATATAAATCAATAGCTTTGACTGCCAAATCTACGTTGTTTGGATTATTATACACCCAGTCTTGAATGGCTTCCGGCTGTGACTTGGCCCACGAATGGAACTCATCACTTTTGCGAATGTCTGCAAAGTCAGGATGTGCAGAGTAAAGAGTTTGTTCTGCTTCTTTACGTGCAATCTTAGCTTCACGCTCTTCAAGTGCTAAGAGCCTATCATCAGTCTCTACAGCGGGTGCTGTTTCTACATACTCGTCCTGAACTTGTTCTGCTTCTACTGTATCCTCGTGACGAACGGCCTGTTCAACTTGCTGTGTCATTCGAGCTTCGGCTTGAAGTTCTTGTTCTTTCTGTTTAAACTCATTAATCTTAGTATCGTAGTGTTTCTTTAAATCATCGTATCGCTTTTTATAATTAGCGTTTTCTTCATCAGGGGCTGCTTTAGAGGTGGCCTGACTAGGTTTATGATAAATTCCATCAGCACTTTGAAAAGGAGCGTCTTGTTCGCCGCCATAGTCTTTTCTCATGTTGTATGGGTTTGCTGTTTCTTCTTGTTGTACTTCTTGTACTTCACTCATCGTCACTGCTCCTTTTGGGGCTTGTCGTCTTTTCAAGGTAGCTACTCGGCTCGCGACTGCTGAATAGGGCTTGATACTACAAGGTGGCCTCTAGGTTAAAATTAAAAGTGATAAGGGGCCTTTCGGGTGGCCTTATCGTTTGCGTACACTGGGCATTGCATTAGCGCCTAACATCTGGTCATGGACTTCCTTATCAGGGTCTTCCATTTCCTCGTTAGTCAATATGCCGCCACCCATGTACTTTTTCATTAAACCGCCATCATACGCACGTTCAGCATCATCCATTATGGCCTGAAGCTTATCCGTACCTATTTGGTCAGTTGCTTTTCTGGTGAAAACAAATTCACCATCCGACAACCTTGCGGGTATCGAATCTGATGTACCAGTTCCGGGGCCTTTTACAGCGCCTTCACCAGCAAATTCTCCGGCAATATCCATGACCTTATCAAAGATAGTACCTAGTCGCTCATCGCCTTCAATAGCGTTAAGCAAGTAATCTTGGTCTTCTGGAGTAAGGGCTTGGTCTAACACAAAGCCTGCGTACTCGTCTTCCATTTCATCGTCTGGAAGTTGTGTAGCTTTTACTGCTTCCATTTCTTCAGGTGGAATGTTATCATATGTATCTACTGGCATGTCAGGAGCCATTAACGAACCGCCCATTGCAAAATCTTCACGGCCTTCATTTTCTGCATCCATTTGCATTCTAGCTTTCATGCTAACCTGACTATCAAAAGAATCTTCTACGTTTTGCCAACGCTCAAAAATTTTCATTTTTTCTTCTTTTGTTTCAGCTTTGTCCATAGACTTTTCCATTTGACCGTATAGGTTAATGTACTTGTCTACATCGGATACTTCACCGCCTTCATTCTTTTCTACACGCTCTTCTGAGCTTGCAAAGCTAGTAAGCTTTTTAAAATCATCTGTAGACAATAAAGGCTTAGACTCTTCGTCAATCTGTGTGCGGTGGAGGTCAGTAATAAATTCAGCGATAGATTGCTTAGACTCTACAATAGGAGAATCAGCAACAGCGCTCAAAGATTCCATAATATACGCTTTGTCCATCTTTTTGTTGCCGCCTTGGAACTTAAAAGAGTTTACAAGTTTTGTAGTGTCTTTTAAGTTTTCTGCTACAACTTTAGGGGCTTCGGACTCTGCGCTTCCCTGTACCTTAGATACGGCCTCTGCCATTTCTTCGACTTCTTTTGGCATAGAAGGTTCAGGGCCACGAGCAGCTACAACATCTTTACGTGCTTCAGACAATAAAGAATCTGCACCTTCTGCTGCTGCTTGAGCTACTGAGCCTACTGCGTATTTTATTTTAGGTACTTTCATTTCACTGCCTCTATTTTTTTTAGTTCTTTCTAGAACTTTTTTATTTTTAATTTTTATAACTTCAGGGTCGTAAACTGTGTATTCTATTTTACCGCCCACTTGTTTTAACTTAGAATCTCGTGCATCTTTTAGTGCAGCTTTAATCCCATATTTAGTGAATAGCTTATCTGCATCTTGGTCTGTTAAGTTTAGTATTTGTCTCCAAAACTTAGGCTTGTTTAAATCTAACTCTTCTAGATTTAATCCTTCTGCGTCTATTAGTTTTTTTAATTTTTCTTGAACCTCTTTATCTTGTTCATTGAAATTCTTGCGAGTAACCAAAACTTCACTATCTTTTACATTTGCTTCAACTTCATATAAAATAGGAGTGCCACCCCTTTTTCTTTCAATGGCTGCTTCTACATATTGTTTGCCATAAAGCTTTCTAAGTTTTGCTGGAGTAATGTTAGCATAACCTTCTGCTATGTCCTGTTCGGGAGTAAATGAAAAACCTTTTCCAAAAGCTGTTTCAGATGCAAACTCAGAATCAAAAGAATCAAAATTTTTCTTAGCTCCATGAAAAAGTTTCATTGCCCCTTTCGATAACAAGCTTGCTGCTGACATTATTTTTCCTCTACTCTTTGACGGGCTTCTATTGCCTGTTCTTTTAAGTTTATTAGGTTAGCCAGTGAACTCGCTTTCCCCTGCCTGCGGTACAGACCCAGTTCCGATGTTTCCACCGCCAGTCCCTGTAGCTCCAAGTTCCGTAGGTTGTTGAGGTGCTCCTTCAGGGCCTCCCATAGCTCCGGGTTGTTGACCAGCGGCCCCAGCCGTCCCGCCATCTCCTTGTCCAACATTTTGTGCTCCTATGATTTGTGCCATGATTGCTGCTTCTTCAGGGTCGTTAAGAATCTCATCAGGGTCGAGGTCAAGGCTATAAGCCAACTCACTTACAATCTTAGAGATTTTAACAAACGGTGCAATAGCAGGATTCTGTGCGGTTTGTAGGAACATGGTTAGTCGCTGACTGCGTACTTCTTTCTGCATCAGGCTGTTTGTACCCATAGCACGAACTTCTAGGTCGCCTTGAATATCAAGCTCCCCTTCAAAGAACTGCATGTTCCACTGGTAATATGCTTCGCCAAGAGGCTTTAGCAAGAAGTCATCAATGTTCTTGATAACTGTTTTAATGTTTAGTGACGCTGCACCCAACAACATAGACATACCAGACGCAGTTCTTGTCATGCTTTGTACACCTGTCTGACCATGCGAGTAGCTTGGGATGCCTGTTTGTTCGTCAGCTAACTGTCGGAATTTGTCGAACATCATCATATTTTCTTGAGAAGTGTTCGGAAATTTGACACCATGAATAGCCTGACCGGGCATTCCAGCCTGACGGCGGAATACTTTTCCGGGATATATGTCCATGCTCTGACCGCCTACTAAGGCTGATTCATCCACATCAAATACCAAACTACCAGCTAAAGCAAGGTTGTCAATTGCCATACGTGCATGGCCGTTCATGATTTGTTGAGAGTCGTCCATATTCTCTGCAACGCCAATACCAAAGAAAGAGTAAGGATTACGCTCGTAAGGAAAGGCGTTGTACGGAAGTCTATAAGGAGTAAATGGATTAACAACCCCACGAAGGAGCTTTCCATTACTAACCCAAGCATTAACCTGTACTTCATCTAAGTCATCAACCTCGTCAGGCAATTCCATCCCGACTTCTCTTGCGTACTCAGCATCCATAATTCCCCAATACTCTAACACCTCAAATTGTCCAGAACCGTAGTCTTCTGTGCGCTGGTCGTCTTTTAGCTCATGCTCATAGTCTTTTTCCGTATAGTTTGGCCCCATCTGGAGACAACCACGGATAGCATCTTTATTAAAGAACGGCATCTTGCTCAACGCTCTAAGCTGCGACTTGTTCATTCTGTGTCGGTGTACTATGTATTCACAATCATCAATTGATGTTGCCGAGGGGTCTGGGAAGAAATCCCAAATACTTACAAACTCAATGCGAGGCACACGTACATTAAGGGGTTCGTATACACGCTCGCCCTCTTCGTCTACTGTCCAACGGCTTAACGTCTTGTTGTAGTTGAATGGGCCTTTTACGATTCCCGTACCAAACAGAGCAGATTCGAGAAGAGCATTACGCAGTTCGCTTGAACCGCCTGACTCTTCAATCTGGTCATGGATTAGTACCTGCATATTTCGTGCCGCTTCCTTAGCAGGAGAGCGTTCTAGTGCTTGTGGGTTTGGTGAAGCACCTTCTGCAAAAGTTATCCCTGCTTCTTTGATAGCTTCGGACAGTACATCTTTTGTGGCTGTAAGCGTTTCACCAGCTTTGAAAGGCTCGTCTCGGCCATCACCGGCATAGCCGACATCATAAGGCGAGATAGGCGCAGGAGCTTCCGCTTCTTCTGGGGCTTTGTACTCTGGGGCGCTAGTCTCAATGCCCGTCTGACCTTGTTCGAGGTGCGTGTACTTTGCAATACCTTCAGGCAGTTGTGTTTCACGTACACCAATAGGAAACTCACCTGTACCAAAGATAACGTCTACTAGCTGACCAAACGCTGCTAATACTTTGGTTTTGGTTACTTTAACGAATACTTTAGACTTCTCGCTTTCACGGAAGCGTACATTCTTGTTGTAGATGCCACGGAAGTTGTGGTAGGCTGTTAGCCAACGCTTTTCGTCAAAGTCTCTAGCCTGTTCAGCAGATGCGTATCTGTCTTCTACTAAACCTACGAAACGGTTACGTACATCTTCTTCTAGGTTTAATTCTAAACCACCAGCAGTTTCTTCTGCTGCGAAGTAGATTTCGTCTGCTGTTCCGTACTCTTCGTTTTCTTCGTTCATGTACTGTTCCTTTATAGGGGCTTAGAGATTGACATGCCACGATAGTTTTTACCTACCTGTGCTTTTAGTGTAAATCCCTTTCCTAAATCTTTAGAGTAAGTGGCGCTTGGGTTTTTACCTAGCTTTACACCAGCAGAAGACTTACCTTTCATTTGTTTTTCTAGGCTGTAGTTTGTAGACGAGTTACCCATTGAGTCTTTAAACTTGCTTGCCGTTACTTGCGTACCACCTAAGTTAGTAGATGCCCTTACTTCTCCAGCACGATAGCCTTGATTTCCAGATAGGTTTCCTTCAATAGAACCGACACCTTTGAATTCTTTACGTGCTACTAAACCGCCATTATTATACTTTGTTTTTTTAGTGCAGTGTGCCATATTAATATCCAAATGTTGAGTCAGACGGCGTAAAGTGTGATTCTTTTCTAAACTGCCTGAGCTGGTTTATTGTATCATTGATACGTGGTCTAGCCATGATGAGGTATCGCAGTGCATCGTATGCGTGGTCTGATGCGTGTGTGTCTACGTCTTCTGGCTTTGCCTTATCTAAAGGAATACTTTGAAGCTCGCGTATCAGGTTAGGACATGTATTAAATATTTGTATTTTGGGTCTACCGCTTTGCGTGAGCTTCAAGTATTCGTGAATCTGTATCTTTCCTTGTATTCTGTTCTTGTCTGCCCTTCTGAGCTTATGTCCGGCTCTCTGAAGGGTTTCTCCAACTGTTGGGCCTGTAGTACCTGTCCGGCTCCAACACGCTGTATCAAGCACTCCTTGGACTGAGAAGGGGTCTTCCATTTCCATCTCGGTCAACATTCCAGCCAGCTCAGTGCCTAACAAACCTTTGCGGTACAGTTCACGATATATAATCAGTGTGCCGTCACTTGGGTCAACTGCACCCCACACACATGCACTTTCTGAAGCATAACCATAGTCAATCCCTTTACTTCGTTCCCAGTGTATTGGAATCTCGAAGGGTGTTATCACATGGTCAAACGGATTGAACTCTGTGAATGCTGCGCCTTCTGCAACATCCCAGTTACCGTCCAACAACTGTTTGCGTTGTGTGGGCGGTAGAGCATTTAGCATCTGCTCGTATCGTCCGTCTTTAGCTAGGTAGGGGTTATCCTGTAATCTAGCTGGTATAAACTTTCGCGTAAGGCCATCTGCGCCCCTAAAGCTTTCATTGGGTGGCGCTGGGTCTATGTATCTCTTCTTTACCCAGTTTGCCCCAGAACCGCCGGGGTTTGCTGTACAACGCATGTACGTCTCAATGTCTGGGTCAGTAGTACGTAAACGCGAAGCTAGGTAGTTCCAAGCAAACTCTGTGGGGAGATGTGTAATCTCGTCAAAGCCTATGAAGCTGTATGCTTGACCTTGATAGCGGTATACATCTGCATCACGCTCCAAGAAACCAAACTCCATCTTTGCTCCGCTTGGGAATATCCAGAGCTTCTCTACTTCTTTGTACTTAGCGCCGGGAAATGCCTTTGGGTACAGTTCCCGACTCTTGTCAATAAGTTCTCGCAATTCCGGCATAGAGCGTCTGATAATCAGTGCTCGATGTGCTGGGCGGTGTGCGAATCTCAGCGGGTCGATAAGCATGGCGTATGACTTACCACCCCCTGCTGCGCCACCATACAACACATCTGTTTCACCGGCTGCGAGGAAGTCTTCCTGTGGGCCTTCGTTAGCCTTAAAGATGACATCCTCAGTTGCTTCAGCTTGCAGGGCTGTTGGGATGCCTTCCAGCTCTTCGGCGCTTACGAGCTTTGATTCATTCTCGTTTTCGAGCTTGCTGAGAGTCTTTTTAGTTTTGCTTATAGACTTCTTGTAGTTATCTATTTTGTTCTGCGCTGACTTTAGTTTTTTCTCTTTGTCTCTTACACTGCGCTTTGCTGCTTGTTTGGCTTTGGTTTCTGAGTGGTACGTGTACCCTCGACCTTGTGAGCCTTTCGGTCTACCACCTTTCTTGCGGGGGGTTCCATCAGCTTTTAGCTTGAAGTTTCCTTCCTCGTCTTTTAGGTAGTTATCGGGATTAGCTTCCCAATCTTTCATTCTGCTTCTTTCCTTTTATCGGCTATCTTCTTTAAGCCCATATGCGAAATGAAACGACCTGTTCTGTGTTCAAGGAATAATGACGCTTCTCGTAAGCTTAGTGTTCTGTCATTAATCATTGTAATCATTTTGTCCAGTTCCTCTATCTGTGCAGGAATTGGGTTAAGCCATTCTGTATTGTCTTCGTTTAGCTCATAGCCAAACGGTATAGTGCTACTAGACCTCCGTATAGTCTCCATCTATAACAACCTCCTTTTTGGCCGGTATTACAAACAAACCACCACCAGTGTTTACGTTTACGTCTAGACGCTCTGTTTTGCCTAGTCCTACACGGTCTAGAATCTGTTGTGCAGCTTGTATACGCATGTTCGCTTGTGGTACAGGTTCTGGGCTATCCATAATCTGAATAAGCTTAGAAGCTGCTTTAGGTGCATTGAGCGCCAGTATGTTTGTAGCAATGTCTAGTATCTCAGACTTCAATGCCTTCACTACAGTGTAATGTGTTCCTTCGGCATAGCCTGCTAGTTCTGCTGCATGTTTAACATCACCACCACAAGTAGTAAGGTTATCAAGAAATGATTGTTGCTTTGTGGTGAGTTGCTTTGTAGGCATTTAGACTTCCTAGTCATTTAAACTGTATATACTATAGTATACCCGTAATATTGAGTCTTGTCAAGTTTTTTATAACATATGTGCATAAAATGTACATTTATAGCATATATGTACATTTATAGCATATATATGTACATATAAGTGAAGACCTGCAAATAAATGAAATAAAACTTGACAGATGCTTATTCTACGGGTATAATAGATATTAAGCCCACCGGGGTTATAGCATATGTATACTGCACCCCTATCACCTATACCCCCACTCCCTTTAAAGCCCTTGGAAGCCGCCCGACTTCCCAGTCCTTGCTCCTCCCTTTAAAGCCTTTTAAGCTGCGGCGTAGTCTGGTTTACATGGCATATCTCCATAAAATGTATGAGATTGTATATATATCCCAGTACCCCCCCATGGCAGCTTGCCCACCCCCTGAAGTCTCTAAAGACTTCAAAAGTTCTAAGTCTTTAGAGACTTAGAAAATCTTCCTAGTCTTTTAAAAGCTCCATAGAGCTTCTTAAAAGACTAGGAGTTTTACGAATCAGCTCTCAAGACTTTAAAAGTCTTCAATGCCCGCCCCTCTGAAGACTTTTAAAGTCTTTAAAGTTCTAACAAGTTTTCTAGTTTACAAAACTAGGAGGACTTTGAAGCTTTTTTAAACCTTTAGGTTTACTCCAAAGACTTCCAAGTATTTCAACGACTTACAAGCTTTTTAGTCTACGACTAATCAACCCCTCCTGAGACTTTTAAAGTCTCCTAAGTCTTTCGAGCTGCAAGGAAAATCCCGACAGGGATTCGCGCTGCTTTGAAGACTTTAAAAGTCTTAGAGCCGGACTTAGTATCTCCATAACCTATAAAAGGTTATGGAGATACTAAAAAAGTGTTCCTATAGGTTTTTTTGTTAGTGAGTTCTTACGAACTAACCAAAAAAACATATAGGAACACTATTATGGCCAAATCAAACTTCAACTCAATCGATGCCAACCAAATTGCTACTTCTCGACAAGTCTTTGCAGTGGCTAGCCACTTTGCTTCAATTCAAGCTTCCTCTCCATCGGAGAGATACGGATTGACCAAAGTCTTTAATGCGGTGCTTAATAAGCACTATAAAGACTCCGATAGCTTTATGACCCATTCTGATGTCTCAGAATGGTTTGAATGGGATTGTGTTCCAGAGCAGTTCCTCCACATGATTTCTACCAAGAAATCAAAAGCGAAAACCAAGCCAAAAGCAAAAGCAAAATCAAAAGTAAAAGCAAAAGCAAAAGCGAAGCCAACGGCTTCCAAGGCTCCAAAGAAAGAATCAACTTTGACTCAACGAGTTGAGGCAATGGAAGCTACTCAAGCTAAAATCTTGAAGCTTCTAGAAGCTATCGCTAAATAAAATCTATCGGGAGGGCTTCGGCTCTCCCATTTTTTTGTCTTTAATTTCTATTAATTTTAAAGGATATATAATCTATGAATAACTATTACTGGGAAATGATGTTTCCAAATGTAAGCTTTAGAGATAAAATTCATATAGAATATAGTGATGGAACCAGTGAAGTAATTAAACATCTTTACTTGAATAGTTTTATATTGAAGGAGATAGACTGGGAAAATGTTGTAGACTGCTACGAGGTATAGATATATGAAGAAAATTCCGCAGAACTGCGGTGATGAACTAGATGCTTTCTCTAAATCTAGAAAGCATTTAACATTTAAACGTGGCTTGCTGAAAAAGATAAAGCGTAGATATAATAAACGCTTTCGCCAAGCTACTAAGTCTCTAACAAAAGAGGATTAGTTAATTTATATAGCCTATTACGAAGTAGTAGGCTCTATTAAATTAACTCCACAACGAAAGGCTCAATGCTTATGTATAAAGTTATTTTTGATTACAACGTAATGATTTGCCAAGACCTTGATGATGCTACTGAAACTGCTATGCATTTAAGAAATGCTGAATATAGTTTGGTAGAGATTGTTCCGGCAGAGCCGACTGACATTGATTCATTTATTGAAATAGAGGTATAGAGTTATGAGTTTATTGCAAAAGTTATATAATAATCTTGCTATTGCTGAAGAATTAATAGAAGAAGAAATAGATATATGTTTGATGGAAAATAAATATCTTACTAACTTAGAAGACTTAAAAAGCGTTATTAATAGAATGCAAATGATAATTGATGGCTCAGTAGAGCCAGAGGAATAAAGCTATGAAGATTGTTATTACTACTCAGTTCCAAGAAAACTATGGCGCTCACGACTGGAACGGCGAAGGTCAGTGTCCAGAATACTGGAAGTATAAAGGTGGTAGTACCTATATTGTCTCTGATGTAACTGTATCTAAAGCTACAGATAAGTCTTACTGGAACGAAGTCTCTGACTCTGTTGTCCATAGCGATAATTATAGCTGTGAGTATATACTCTCAATGGACTTGGTAGATGAAGAAAGCTTTGATATATCTAAGTATTGTGAACACTGGGAAAAGCCAGTATATTTGGAGGTATAAGATGTTTGTTATTATTGATATAGCTTTTATTGTGGTAGTATCTTTATCTGGATTTATAATCTATATGGTAGCAAAGGAGATAGACCTATGAATAGATATACAGTTTGGGCTGGAGGTGTTGAAGTAAATCAATACTACATCACCAAAGGTGAAGCAGAAAAGTTAGCGGCCTTCTATATAGCTGAAGGCTATCAAGATGTTTATATAGAAAAAGCATAGTAATTATTATTTTAAAATGTCTTTATTAGTTAGTAAGTTCTTACGAACTAACTAATAAAGACACAAAAGAGGCGAACCGATATGAAAAAAGTTGACTTGTTTTACACTCCGACTAGCATGAAAGACTTAGAAGATAGATTGCAAAGCTTTTCAGGCGGCGAGAAGGCTGTAGCTTGGCTGGCCGCAATGATGGCTTGGAACCTAGCTTGTGATATAGCTAACAACGAACAAGAGGATAAATAATATGATACATATTACGAAACTAGAAAAGACTTTAGAGTCACGTTTAGGTGCTGAACTGGTTAGTTCTTGTGGTATACTTGGAATCTGCATTAGCTATAAGAGCAAACATATAGATGCTTTTAAATCTGAAGCTGAATATATGTTCCATAGTTGGGGCAACAATGAAGATGGCATAGATATATTCTGGGGTCACTATGACCTTAAACTTTCAGAAGCTTTAGCCATCTGGAAAGATAAAATTAACCAGAACCCAGCAGGTAAGAGGTGGTAAAATGGTAGAAGTTAGCAACGAATTTGTGCATTACTTAGTTGAAAGACTATTAAAAGATGGTTATATAACTAGCGGTGAAGTCTTTAAAGCCATCGAAGACTGGAATGACCGCTACATAATTCAAGAAGATTAATTTTAAATGTACTTATTAGTTAGTAAGTTCTTACGAACTAACTAATAAGTACACAATTGGAGATGCCGATGTTCAATACTCACTGCAAAGCGGTTCAGGAATACTCACAGCGTAGTGCTACTAACATGTCAGATACTGTTCTGATGGTAGTTCTAAGCATCCAACAAAACTGGCTCGGTGTTGGTGACCAACTAGCCGATGTAAGATTAAGCAAAGCCGAGTCCCGATTCTTGTGGGGCAATAAAGCCAAGACATATAGCTACTTAAAATCTAATCAGCATAAAGTATATGCTCAAGTGATGGCTGTTATAAACAGCAAGCAAACAGACTTCCTGAAATCTATATCGCTAATGAATATATTCTTGAGAGTTGATGGCTTGGGCTTAGCTAAAGCTGGCTTTTGTTGCCAGTTGGTTGCTGGATTGGTTGGCTGTATGGATGTTCATAACATTAAAATGTATGGGCTAGACACTAAAGACTTAGCACTAGCCAAGAATCCCAAGACTCAAAAAGGTATTGATGCTAACAACGCTAAGATAGATAAGTACATAGAGCTATGCGCTGACTATGGCTGTGAGAATCTTTGGAATTCTTGGTGCGACTTTGTAGCTACCAAATCTAATCGGTGGCAAGACGGCAACCATGTATCTGAAGTACACTATACTTACCTGACAGGAGAATAACTATGGAATTTAAGACGTTTGATATTGCAGAGTTTCATGCCATGATAGCTATGGCTATCAAGGAAGGGCTTCCATTTTCAGCGGAAGCAGCAGGCGATGAACTGCGTAGAGTTTATATAATAGAATATCTTGGAGGTTATTGATGGAATTACCCACAGAACAAGAGTTCTTTGAGACTTGTCAGTCACATTTGTTTAGCTTTACGCTAGAGCCAGACTTGAACAGAGCTATGGAAGGTCTTCAAACATATCACTATATGCAAGCCGTCATAAAACAGGGCGGCTCGAAGTACAAGAAGATACATCGTAAAGCTTTTGAAGATTACATAGATAAAACTAAACAGGAGGCCAGAGATGCACAAAACCTCTAAGCAACTAGAAGAACAGCAAGAGCTGTTAGCAGATGTCATGCACCAAATCTATAGAGATGTTAGAGATGGTGATGGTGAAGCTATATACGAAATGCTTGAAAGAGTCCCTAGCTATATACTAAAAGGTTATTTAAACGAGGCAGAGTACCATGAAAAACTCAGATGGAATTAAAGAAGGCAATGTTCTATGGCGTATAGACTTTCTCGGAGAGTCTGGTTCACCAATGTATAGCTTTAACTTAGATGATGCACACAAGGTGGCTCAGGCACACAGCCATGAACCCTATATTATTACTATGATTAACGGCGACAGACTACAGCAGGAGACAGCCAGTGGAAAACTTTAATGAGTTCTATGAAATCTTAAAACATTTAAACGCTCATGCAACCTATCTTAAAGATGATAGGATATTTAAACCTGATGAGTCTTTGTTAAATCGTTTAAACGATATTGAGAATGAGCTAATGGACTTGATACTCAAAGATAAAATAAAACAGTAACCAATTACTTAATGACTTATAAGTTAGTAAGTTCTTACGAACTAACTTATAAGACATTAAGTTATTGTACCACACTTCGGCGGCGGTGTCAAGCAAAAACCGCTTTACTTTTAAATAAATATATGTTATAATACACACTCAAATACATACTCAAATAGGCATTAAAACTATGGAAACTTTATTCAACTTAATCGCAAAAGCTACACACTCTACAGTATTTAGCGGCAAGAAAAACGGTACAGTTTTAGGTAAGTCTTTTATTGTTCGACAGCGAGTCAGCAAGAATCGCTTCGAGGTCAGCAAAGGAGAGTGTTTCAATATCTTCCATTGCTACAAGTGGGCTTTCTATGTACAACACAAACAGTCTCGAAGCATTAGCTTCAAGAACATCAAAGATATTAACGGCATCGAAGGAGTACAAGCGTAATGACTATAATGCAAATGTTCCCAAACAACTCAGCCCTCCAGTCAATTCGAGATGGAGGTTACGGCTCAGCAGATTTTGATATAGAAACTGCATGTCTTTATTATTTTATTGACGATGATGGCACTCAACTGTCTAGCTCTAAGTCTGTAATCTACCGCACCGATACTGGTGCAGAACTAGGGGTTCATGGTCATGGCTATAAGCCAGTGGCTCCCAAGAAAATGATAGATGTTACCCGTAATATTATTGAGCGTTCAGGGCTTAGCGTTGACGGCATCGAAGAGATTATCAGGACTTCTCACGATGGCTCTAGAACCTTTGTACAATATAAGCTACCGGCTCATACTTATAATACTCCAGATGGTGACACTGCATCCCTTGGACTGCTTGCAGTGTCAAGCTTTGACGGGACTTGGCCCTTCATGATTAGTGCAGCAGCTATCCAGCAAGCTTGTACAAATCTACAGGTCTTTGTTGGCGGTGAGGTTGCAGTGTTTAGAGCCAAGCATACTCGTAACTTAGACATTGAAGTAGGCTCAAGAGTTATCACCAAGGCTCTAGATGTTTTCGAGAACCAACGTGAACTCTGGTCAGAGTGGAGTGGTCAGTCGATGACAGACTCTATGGCCTTCCAAGAGATTGTAGAAGCTTTGAAGGTTGATTCAGCGCAGAAGATTATTAACAATAGACCAACGGCATCTGTTGAATCTGTAATGGGTGAAATGTCTAGAACTAACCCGTCCCTTGAATACATCTACTCCGCTTGGCATAAATACAAGAGACGATTAGGTGCTAATCGCTGGGCATTTTATAATGCTATGACCGACTGGTCTACTCATGCAACACCACAACGTCGAGATGCTATAGTTAATATAGCTGCAACACAGAACACTCGACAGGCTGTTGTCCAGAACTACTTCTCGAAGGCGGCGTAATGTTGAATCATAAACTAACTCAAAAAGAACAAGAGCTTCTTGTTATAACTATGGAGGAGTGCTGTGAACTAGCAATGGTTTGCAGTAAACTTCTCCGGTTTGGCAAAGAAGAAAAGCATATAGAAAACTTACTACAGGAGTCAGCCGATGTTACTGTAATGATTAACCTGCTATCAGATTACAAGCTGGTAAGCCACATAGAAAGACTGGAAAAGATGTTTGACAAACAAGATAAACTTAAACAGTGGAGCAGTTTGTATTGAATCAGAACTTAAAGAATGCTAAGGAAGACTTAATGCAGGGACGCTTAACGCTGTTACAGACCATCAGCAAGTGGGATGTAACAACTCAAGAACTACTTAACTATATACAAGAGGAAGACAGCAAGGATGAAGATACTGGAAGACAAGATAGTACAATGGCATCGTGACCGTAATTTATTTGATGGCTCAACAGACCACCAACAGTTTGAAAAGCTTCTCGAAGAGGTTGAAGAGTTACGAATTAACATTCAGAATGACCAGCTAGTTATCGACGACATCGGAGATATTATTGTAGTGCTAATCAACATTGCACATCGAAGCAACCTGACTCTCGAACAGTGCATGGAACATGCTTACAATGATATTAAAGATAGAAAAGGCAAGATGGTTGACGGGCTGTTTGTTAAAGAAGCATGACTACTCTCTGTGTTACAATAGGACTAGCCCTTTGCGGTGCATCGCCGCCAGTTATTTTTGTTTTAGCTTTAGCTTCGATGTGGGCAGAGGGTGAATTTTTTTTCAAATAAAACTTTACAAACGTAGTAACTTGTGGTACAATGCCACTTCATTTTAACACCAACGATAGGAAATATAAACATGGCTATATTATCAGGAACAGCATACTGGGCAAGCGTAACTACCCCGAACACTACTTACGAACCAGTATATACAGTAAACTTAGTAGTAGATGAAGAAACTGCACAGAGCTTTCGCTCCAAAGGCTTTGCGGTGAAGGACATGGACGAAGGCCCAGCGCTAGTAATCAAGCGTAAAGTTAATGGCCCCAACGGAATGGTTCGCCAAGCACCTAAGCTTGTCGATGCACAGAAGAACCCTATTGATGAGCGTGTAGGTAATGGCTCTACAGTTAAGGTTCAGTACAAGGAGTGGGAATCTGTATGGAAAGGTAAGACCTTCAAGGGTCTAGACTTCCAAGCTATGCAGGTTTTAGATTTGGTATCTGTCGGGACAGTAGACGGCGGAGAGTTTGAAGTAGAAGATGAGATGGAGGAAGCTATTTAAGATGGACATCTATAAGAAAGAAGACGTTTCTTACGATGTATCTAAGCTGGACGAAGAGGCCCAAGGATTATTTGGGCTTCTTCAACAGGCAATGATTAACGTAAGACAGTACAACGATAGGGTTCAGTTGTTCCAAGCCGGAGCAACACACATCCAGCAGTTGTTTGAAGCGAAGCTCACGGACGAAGCTATTACAGAAGATGATATGGAAGTTGTAACCGAAGGCTAACCATGAGGTAACACCATGCCATTCGTTAAATTTCATCTGCCCTGCGAATCATGCGGCGGCAGCGACCCAGTAAGTCAGAACGATGACGGGTCAGCGTATTGTTTCAGTTGCAATACTTATTTTAAAGATTACGGCACATCGGAAGTGCAAACCCCCAAACAAGATACAGTAATGGAATTCACAAAGTATCAAGGCTCAGGTAGCGGCTCTAGTTATAATGCCCTGACCGACAGAGGAATCAGTGTTGAGACTGCCAAAAAGTATGGCGTTAAATCTACTACTCTAAACGGTCAGGTCACAAGCCACCACTATCCCTACTACAGTAATGGCGAGGAAGTAGCAACAAAGATACGGAAGCTTAACAAGCAGTTTGCTTGGAAGGGCGAGTCAAAAGAAACAGGACTGTTCGGAGAGCAGTTGTTCAAGGCAGGCGGTAAGTTTATTACAGTGGTAGAAGGAGAGTGTGATGCTATGGCAGCATACGAACTACTTGGAAGTAAGTGGCCTGTAGTATCAATTAAATCAGGGGCACAAGGAGGTGCTCGTGACGTTAAGAATAGTCTAGAGTTTCTAGAATCTTTCGACACAGTGGTTCTGTGTTTCGACAGCGACAGTGTGGGCAAGGAAGGGGCTAAGGCTATTGCCAAGCTTCTCACCCCCAATAAAGCTAAGTTGATGACACTGCCCGAAGGGTTCAAAGACCCTAACGATATGCTCAAAGAGCGCAAGCATTCCACCTTTGTTAATTGTTTCTGGGATGCAAAAGTCTACACCCCTTCTGGGATTATGAATCTGTCCAGCCAGTTAGACGAATACAAGCGTTTACGGACAGAAAAGCTTCCTTCAATCCCATATCCTTGGGGCGGCTTAAACAAGAAGCTAGAGGGCATGAGAGCAGGTGAGCTTGTAACTCTTACTGGTGGCACTGGGCTTGGTAAGTCTTCTGTGACCAGAGAACTGGAGCATTGGCTTATCAACCACACCAAAGATAACGTAGGCATTGTAGCTCTTGAAGAGAACTGGAGTCGCACTGCTGAAGGTATCATGGCCGTTGAAGCTAACGCCAAGTTACATCTAGACAGCGTTAAGAACAAGGTCGGAGATGACCGCCTCGAACAATACTACCGCAAGGTATTCATGGGAGAGAACGAGGGCCGTGTTTGGATTCATGCTCACCTCGGCGTAAATAATCTAGAAGATATATTCAGCAAGCTCCGCTACCTGATTGTCGGTTTAGATTGTAAGTGGGTTGTAGTTGACCACCTTCATATGCTAGTGCTACAAGCCTTGGAAGGCGATGAGCGTAAAGCTATTGACGGTATCATGCACCGACTTCGCTCTCTTGTAGAAGAGACAGGTGCTGGCATGATATTGGTATCCCACCTTCGTAGAGTTGAGGGCAACCGTGGACACGAGAACGGTATAGAGACAGGACTGTCACACCTCAGAGGCTCTCAAAGTATCGCTCAGTTATCAGACTGTGTTATATCTTTGGAGCGCAACCAACAATCAGAGGACGAGATTGAGGCATCAACCACTAAGGTGCGAGTGCTTAAATCTAGATACACTGGAGATGTTGGCGTAGCTTGTAGCCTTCTATACGATGCCGATACCGGCAGGCTGCAAGAGATTGATGACGGTAATAACTATGATGCCTTTGACGGAGACGAGCTATGAGTAATCTAGTGTTTGACATTGAGGCAGACGGACTTGACCCCACTAAAATCTTTTGTATTGTTGCTCAAGATGTAGACACAATGGATGTGTTTACCTTTGACAACACCCAACTCGAAGAGGGCTACGGTCTTCTGAGAGCCGCAGATAAACTAATCGGCCACAACATTATTGGCTATGACCTTCCGGCCATTAAAGATATTACCGGACTTGACCTGAGCAACAAGAAGATTGTAGATACACTTGTGCTTTCTAGATTGTTCAAGCCAACCCGTGAGGGTGGTCATGGCTTAGAGTCTTGGGGCTATCGGCTCAAGTTTAACAAGGGTGAATACGGTGCTAACCAAGATGCTTGGGATGCCTACTGCCCTGAGATGCTAGAGTATTGTAAGCGTGATGTAGAACTGAACACTAAAGTATATCAGCAGTTGCGTGTCGAGAGCCGAGGCTTCACACCTACAGCAGTAAAGCTTGAGCATTCAGTCGCTAAGATTATAGACGAGCAACGCCGCAACGGTTTTGAGTTAGACATGCGTAAGGCTATGCTGCTTGTTGCAATGTTCCAAGAGAAGCTAGATGCTACGGAAGCTGAAGTGCATGAGACATTCAAGCCCAAGGTTATCATAGATATTCTCAAGCCTAAGTATACTAAAAGCGGTAAGCTTGCTAAAGTTTCTGAAGGCCCAGACGGTAAGGGTGTTAGACTTACTGACGAAGAGTATGCCATCATGCTTCAAACCAACAGGCCTCTCAATCGTGAGACTCACATAGAGTTTAACTTGGGTTCTCGTAAGCAGATAGGTGAGTATCTTGTTGAGGCTGGATGGACACCTAAGAACTTTACCCCTACTGGTCAGCCAATTGTTGACGAGGGTACGCTGTCTAAAGTTAAGAACATACCGGAAGCTGCTCTGATTGCTAAGTATCTAATGCTTCAGAAGCGCTTGGCTCAGGTAAACAGTTGGATAAAGGCAGTTGAGCCTGATAACAGGGTGCGTGGTTATGTTAATCCTAACGGTGCTGTGACAGGCCGCATGACACATAGCCATCCCAACATGGCCCAGATACCTAGTAGCAACTCACCCTACGGCAAAGAGTGTAGGTCTTGTTGGACTGTAAAGTCTGGTAACAAGCTGGTAGGTATTGATGCTTCAGGCTTAGAACTTAGAATGCTTGCACACTATATGAACGATAAGGAGTATACAAATGAAATCCTCAACGGTGATATTCACAGCGCTAACCAAAGACTTGCAGGACTTGAATCAAGAAATCAGGCAAAGACTTTCATCTATGCCTTCCTCTACGGAGCAGGAAATGCAAAAATTGGGTCAGTGGTTAAAGCAGGTCAATCAAGAGGTAAACAACTGCGAGAACAGTTTCTTAGTAGTCTCCCATCACTTAAATCTCTTATCCAACGAGTACAACGAGACAGTAAAAAGGGCTTCCTCAAAGGGCTAGATGGGCGTAAAGTTTCTGTGCGCTCTGAACATGCAGCACTCAACACGCTGTTACAATCGGCCGGTGCTATAGTTATGAAGGAGGCGCTGGTTGTGTTGGAGAAAAAGATACGACACTTAGATGCTAGGTTTGTAGCCAACGTCCACGACGAATGGCAGATTGAATGCAGCGAACAAGATGCAGAAGCGGTAGGTCAAGCAGGTATTGATGCTATTGTCGAAGCAGGTAAGAACTTAAACTTAAACTGCCCCTTAGATGGGGATTACAACATCGGAGATGGATGGCATGAAACCCACTAAAGCAGACAGAAAGAAGTTCGACCTTGACCTAGCATACGGAGAAGTACGAGAAGATAAGATTGCTACTATGCTTACAGGCAAGAAGATAGAAGTTAAATCAGAGCGTGACCTCTGGCAGAAAACAGGTAACATTTGTATTGAGTATAAGTCATATGGCAAGCCATCAGGTATTGACGCAACTGAATCCGACTACTGGTTTCATAACCTATGTATCGGTGATGATGAATACTGTACACTGGTATTCAATACTGCTACACTCAAGAAGATTGTCAAGCGCCTAGATAGTTTTAAAACTGTATCGGGTGGCGACAACAGAGCAAGCCAGATGTACCTGTTAAACCTTCAGAAGCTATTCTCTTCTGATGTAATCAAAGCATTCAAGGAGTTAGAAGATGAACCAGAAGCCGCTTAATACTATAGTCCCTGACATCTATGGGCTGCTTGAAAATCTTTCAAACGGCGAGCCTCTTCCAATAACGGAGGAGGCGCTAGATGAAACAATGGCATCCATGAAGGAAGCTATACTTCATTGGGCAACACCAAGACCCAGAGACACTGACTTCACTGTCCGAATGTCTAACGTAGGTAAGCCGTCCCGACAGATGTGGTTTGAGAAACGTGACCCCAATGGCCGTGGTAGTGTTGATGGTGCAACGCAGATTAAATTTCTATACGGTCATGTGCTTGAAGAAATTGTACTCATGCTTGTACGAATGGCACAACACAACGTCACTGACGAACAGAAAGAAGTAACAGTCAACGGCATTGTCGGTCACATGGACTGTAAGATTAACGGTCAGGTAGTAGACGTTAAGTCGGCATCCAAGTTTGCCTTCAATAAGTTTATGAAAGGTACACTGGCTGACGATGACCCCTTCGGTTACTTAGGACAGCTCGCCGGTTACGAGAAAGCAGAGGGTACAAACGAGGGCGGGTTTCTTGTTATCAACAAAGAAAGCGGTGAGCTATGTATGTATGTGCCTGACGACTTAGACAAACCCAACATCGACACCAAAATAAATACGCTGCTAGACGAACTAAAACTTGACACGCCGCCTGACTTGTGCTATACTCCCATACCTGATGGCAAGAAGGGGAATATGCAATTGCCTAAAGGTTGTACGTGGTGTAAGTATAAACACGAATGTCACAAAGATGCCAACGATGGCGAAGGACTTAGAACTTTTAAATACTCTACTGGTTATAAATACTTGACACACGTAGAGGCTGAACCAAAGGTGGACGAGATACTATGAATCGCAAGAAGTCTAAGCGAATAAAAAAACATGCAGAAACTTTGCAGATTGAATGGCTTAAAAGTCTCCTCAATGACGAGGAGGCTTCTAAGATTAACCGAGATAACTTCAGGGATATGCTACCAGAACAGACACATATCTGGGCGCAAAGAACATTACATACAAGTTTCTATACCCAAAAGTGGCTCACCAATAAAATAAAACAGTTGCTTAAAATATTTCCCGACAGTCAAGTTGAAGACATTACCTCGCAGGATATTGTCTGGAAGATGGAGCAACGGTAAGGAGGCGCATGAAAAAAGTACGCAAAGGCTATAGGAAGGCCAGAGTTAAACGCCCAGTAGAGAAAGATGTAGTGAAAGGCTATGACTCGAACTGGGAGTATGAACTCCACTCTGGCATCCTAGATGCTTGGGAGCATCATGTCGATAAGGTTGAGTACACAGTTACACACAAGTACGAACCAGACTTTGTTAAAGAAGTAGACGGCAAGAAGATATTGCTTGAAGCAAAGGGACGCTTCTGGGACAGCGCAGAATACTCTAAGTATGTCTGGGTTGCTAAGGTTCTTCCCGAAGATGTTGAGCTGGTGTTCCTGTTTGCCAACCCTAACGCCCCAATGCCCCAAGCAAAGGTGCGTAAGGATGGGACAAGGAGGTCACATGGTGAGTGGGCATCGTCTCATAATTTCAGATGGTTTAGCGAAGATAGTATACCTGACGATTGGATTAACGTAAAACATAAAGAGGACTTTAAAGATGAGCATTAATGACGCTACTCCCCAAGACTGGGACAGGGTAAGAGCTACAGGACACCCTACGTTTGAAGAGTATATGAAGCGTTTAAACTCTAAATACGTTTATGACAGCACAGAAAGCTACGGCAACGAAGTAACTTCAGACGCAGGAGACTTTGCGGATTGTTGGAATGAGTGGGACGTTAGACCTGAAGATGTTGTAAACAATCCAAGCCACTACAACACAGGCGATATAGAATGTATTGATGCAATAAGGGAATCCATGTCCAGTGTTGCATTCAAGGGCTACCTCAAGGGCAACTGCATGAAGTATTTGTGGCGCTATGACTACAAGGGTAAGCAGGTACAAGACTTGCAGAAGGCTGGCTGGTACTTAAATAAACTAACAGAAATTGTAAAAGAAGAAAATGAGTAAGTGGTGGCGCATATGGGCAAAGAGTCTAGGTGAAAAGGTTGGCGAGACAGATAAGCAAGCTAATACTGTTGCTTGCATTAGGACTGCTTGGTGGATTACTCATATGGTTACATGTGGATTTATTATTGCAGGCAACTCAAAAGCATTAGGTCTATGGTAATGGATAGAAAAGAAGAAAGACGAGACAGGTTTGACCGCAAAAAAAAGTTTAAAAAAGTAACGGGGTCTGATAAAGTTAAGGCCAAACGAAAAGAAATTAAAAGGAATAAAAATGACACTACACTTTATGAACATGCACTGGAGCGCTGAGTTTCGATACGGATTTGGTTTTGACATTGAGTCTTGTAGTAGCCGCCCTGTGTGGGTTATGCAAGAAGAAAATATAGTAGCTATGTCTTTTGATGGTATTGTACTCTGCCTTCCGTTTTTAATTTTTACGATAGGCAATGTATGGGAGGACGTTGAAGATGTTGGAGCTGATAGTTGAGGGCGTAGCGGTGCTTCTTATAGGCACTATTTTAATAGGTATTTGCGGCGCTGCATTGTGGAGCGTTTACATGGATAACTTGGATGATGATGATGACTTATAGACAAAAATGTATTTTAAAAGCACTGGGACTTATTATAATTTCTCCCGTATATGTACCTGCTGTAATCTTATATGAACACAGGAAACAGTACGCAGCCTTTTACAAAGAAGCCTTCATGGTTTTGAGGGACACACACCCAGATTTAGAGGAAGAAAAGAATGGATAAGTACCAACAGTTTATACACAAGAGCCGCTATGCAAGGTGGCTCAGTGCCGAAGGACGCAGAGAAACGTGGGAAGAAACAGTCCAGCGGTATGTAGACTTCTGGGTTAATAGAAAGCAGATAGATAGAAAAACCGCAGACCGGCTGTATGACGGCATCCTAACACAAAAGGTTATGCCATCTATGCGCTGCATGATGACAGCAGGTGAAGCGTTAGACAAAGATAACGTGGCTGGATTTAACTGTAGCTACCTAGCCATTGATTCTCCACGAAGCTTTGATGAGTTGATGTACGTTTTAATGTGCGGTACTGGTGTAGGCTTTAGTGTTGAAAGAGCATTTATCAACAAGCTCCCAATTATTGCTGAAACATTCCATCCGACTGACACCACGATTGTTGTTGCCGATAGTAAGGTTGGATGGGCTTCTGCGTTCCGTGAGTTGATTGCAATGCTGTATGCCGGTAAGATTCCTAAGTGGGACATGAGCAAGGTTAGACCGGCTGGCGCTAGACTAAAGACCTTTGGTGGTCGTGCTTCAGGCTCTGCTCCGCTAGAAGACTTGTTTCGTTTCTGCGTAGAAGTCTTTCAGAAGGCCGGTGGACGCAAGCTAACATCTATTGAATGCCACGATGTTGTGTGCAAGATTGCTGACATTGTAGTTGTAGGTGGCGTAAGACGTTCAGCCCTTATTAGTCTATCAAATCTTTCTGACAACCGCATGGCTAAAGCTAAGACCGGCGCGTGGTGGGAGATGGACGGACATCGTAGACTGGCTAACAACAGCGTAGCGTACACTGAGAAGCCTGACTTCGAAGCATTCATCAATGAGATGAAGACACTCTATGAAAGCCGAGCAGGTGAACGAGGATTGTTTAGCCGTGTAGCAGCGCAGAATATTGCAGCCCGTAATGGCCGTAGAGATTCTGAGCAGGACTTTGGTACTAACCCATGCTCCGAGATTATCCTACGCTCCAACCAGTTCTGTAATCTATCTGAAGTTGTTGTGCGTGAAGAGGATACAGCAGAAACACTCAAAGAAAAAGTAGAGTTGGCTGCTATAATCGGTACGCTGCAAGCAACACTTACAGACTTTAGATACTTGCGGAACATTTGGCAGAAGAACACAGCAGAAGAAGCGCTGCTCGGTCTAAGTATGACAGGAATTATGGACAATGAGTTACTATCGGGTAAAGGAGATGCAGAAGAACTTGCATCAACACTGGAAGGTCTTCGTGACCATGCTATCAAGGTCAACGAAAAGTGGGCTAAGAAACTTGGTATTGAACAGTCTGCGGCTATTACGTGCGTTAAGCCTAGCGGCACTGTATCTCAACTTGTCGATTCTGCTAGTGGTATCCATCCTCGCTTCTCTAAGCATTACATTCGCAGAGTACGTAGCGACAAAAAAGACCCGCTTGCAGTATTTATGGAAGCAGCAGGATTCCCAGTAGAACAAGACGTTATGTCAGAGTCTTCAGTGGTCTACAGCTTTCCGGTCAAGGCTCCAGAAGCCAGCGTGGTTGTAAAAGAGGTAGGGGCTATGCAACAGTTAGCACTTTGGAAGGCTTACCAGAATCACTGGTGCGAACATAAGCCAAGTATCACTGTGTACTACACTGATGATGAGTACCTGCAAGTAGCTCAGTGGATATGGGAAAACTTTGATATATGTTCTGGTATTAGTTTGTTGCCAGTTAGCGACCATGTATATCAGCAAGCTCCGTATGAGGACATCAGTGCAGAGAAGTATGAAGAGTTACTAGCTTCTATGCCTAAAGATGTTAATTGGAATGACTTAATTTACTTTGAACAAGAAGACAACACCACAGGCTCACAGGAATTAGCGTGTGTCGGTGGAGCTTGTGAGATAGTATAAGGAGATATAGATGAAAGCAAAGGAAGCTAATATACTATCGTTTAAAATTATAGTCAATCATTCGGGGGCCATCCTAACTGAGATGGGTGGCCTTCCCGAAGACCGACTACATGAAGTGTTTAAGGGTGATGAGCTGATGCTCGTGCGTAAAATTATCCGTGACGCTAAACCCAAACTAGAGAAGATGCACGACTACCTTGAGCGTGAGCTAACAGCCTTCTCTACCACTTAGATTTATTAGCCCAATATGCCGCAGACATTTTGCCCTTGGCAATGTTTTTGGCATGTCGGGCTTTAAAACTTGCACGTTTCTTCTTCATCTTGTCTGACTCACCGGCTTTGGGCTTACCTGCTGTACTGGCTCCTTGCTCCCCGTATCGGATTGTCTTGATTTTATCGCCTTCCTTTGCCACAACAATATGGCTCTTCTTCGGGTGCTTTGGTGTACGCTTCGGTTTATTATATCCGCTTACTCCTGCTCTGGCTAGACGGGGGTCTTTTTTCTTACTCATTTTCTATAGCTCCTAGTCTTCTTTGCAATCTTCTTGGGTTGAGCGCTATGCTGCTTACCTTTCTTAGTGTCGGCTCTTTTCTTTTTGGATGTGGCCGCATACTCTTTTTTGGTTAAAGCCTGCCTAGCTTTCTTAGGCAGATAGCGCTCCCCAGTTGCCTTCTTTCCTTGGGTACTAGGCTTACCTGACTTAGTACCCCACTCTTCCTTAGTCCATTTCTTTAAAGACTTCTGTGATTTTTTAAGTGCCATTACTTATGTACCTTCTGCACGGGGAAGTTAGCTTCCAGACTTGCTCCTTTATGCTTAACAAACTTGCCGGTATGCTTCATTAATTTAAGCGTACCGTTCTTTTGTTTCATCCAATGATGTCCTGCTGGTGCTTTTACTTTCATTTGTAACCTCCCCCTTTAGCTTTATATTCCTTCGCAAGCATCTGAGCCTTGCGAGCTGACCATTGACCCGCCTTACCACCTTTAGAGCCTGCCTTTATTTTGTTAAACAGATTCTTTCGCATGGTCGGTTTGGTATAGTTACCTGCCTTATTAACTGTTGATTTCTTTTTAGCTGCCATATTACTTCTCCCTTTGAACGCCTTTAGTCTTTTCTACGGTACGCATTGCGCCTAGCCCTAACATGCCCATCAATACAGGCATCATTTCAGATAGCGCAATCAGGGGAACAGTGATGTCAGAATTGGATAAAGCCAACGCAAAGTTTGCAAACGGGATAAGAATGAAGTTACCCGCCATGCCAGCCACGCATACCCAACCCACAGCAGGCCGCCAGCCAGCGACAAACATGTTCTTATGTGCCGCCTCAACCTTATTAACTTCAAGCTGGCCTTTCGCAAGCTCCTGTGCGTGTCTTTCCGCCATTGTACTAAGTTCAAATGCGATGGCATTCTTCTTGTCTTTGTCCTCTATAAATTTATCTAACAGTCCGGTAACCGGCCCAATCAATGATTGCAACATAAGTCTATCTCCTTAATAACACCACATTACGCCAGCTTCATTATCGCTGACAGTCCTGCTATCCACATGGATGAAAGTACGAGCGACTCCAATACCATTAAATCCCAGTTTGATAGCCTCTTGTACAATTGTGTATCTTTCATTTCCGTTACGTGCTCTAATGTCTGCTGCAATACCTTGGGCATGTTTTCCTGCTTTCTCCTTACGTTTTTCCAGTGAGTGATTAGGACTCCTGTAACCACTCGTTATAATGAACGGAAAGCCACACGCCTCCCGCAGTTCGTCAAGCTTGTGTATAAAGTCCCTTGACATCTCGTTCTCGCCAGTCTCTTGGCAGTTAAAGTCTTCTAGTTTAAAATATTTAAATTCTGTACTCATAATGCTGCCACCAAGTTATCCATATCTCTTGAATCTAAAACTCCTAGATTAATTATCACATGACTCCCTTCACCTTCAGGGCTGCCAAACTCTCTTCCTATGTTTCTAGCTTGGCCGTAAAAACTTAACCCTGCGTTTTTAGCTCCACTCAAGAATCTTAAAAGTTTAAATGTTCCGTCTGAGTCGTTAAAGTTATAACGGTCTGAAACTATAGTTTCGCCCTTATCATTTTTAAACAGCGTAGCTTGACCCAAAGTGGTCTTCATAGAATATGCAGGACTGTTTAACTTTTTAAAGAAGTCTACTACTCCACCACCCCCTCCTACATCAGCGTATTGAGACTGGCCGGTTGATTGTGTTTTGTAATCTGCGTACTCTATTTGAGAACTTCCACGTTCTTCTTTTTCTAAAGCTATTTTAATTAAAGACTGTAACTCGGAATCCATCAAATCATTTTCAGTTAGTGTTTCTTCGCCACCAGAAACATCATAGATTAACTGTCGTATCATAGTAGGAACAATTCTAGACGGCTTACGCTTTTTACTCACTTCTGACAAGTCAGGAGCATTGGTTTTATTAGCATCGCGTAATTGCTCCGCAGTCATGTCACCCATGATAGATGTAGGCTCTGGTGTTTTTGTAGTTCCCTCAGTATTTTCTGCTGTGCGACCTTTAGAACTAAACTCTACGTCACTTAGCTTTGAGAAAAACTCTTTAGTTCCTTCAAGGTCTGGAGAAATGTTAGTCCCCATAGTGTTTTCTGCTGTGCGGCCCTTAGAACTAAAGTCAACACCCGGTAATTCAGTGTCTGACAGGTCAGGAGCATCAGAAGTGTTAGCGTCACTAACCTGCTCCATAGTCATATCGCCCATCAAATACTTCTTAACGTCTGGCAGCTTTGCATTACTTAAATCAGGAGCATCAGTTTTAACAGCTTCTCTAATCTTGTCAGTGTTTACAGATAAATCTACAGGCTCAGGTGAAGCCGTAGTGCCTGTTGTGTTTTCTGCTGTACGGCCCTTAGAACTAAAGTTAGCCCCTAATAGCTTTCTTAAAGCTGAAACAGTGCTTCCTACCGCAGTGCTAACGCCCTCTGACACAGTGTCAACTGTTTCTGATATTGTACTTTGTACATCTTTAGAAACATTTTCCATACCTTCTGTGGCTTGAGTTATCTTTTCAACAACGGCATCGGTAGAGCCGCTTACAGTTTTAAGTATGCTTTCTTTAGCGCTGCCTATAGCTTCCGGCACACCTTCCAGCATTCTCGACTCAGGTTGTATTACAGGTTCTTCTGCTTGAACAGCCTTAACTGTTTCATTTATGTTTGTAGAAGGTTCAAAGTTTAAAGTTTGACCCACATAAATCTTATTAACATCTTCAATACTATTTATTTCAGCAAGACTAGCTACAGTTGTGTTATTGTCTTTAGCAAGCTGAGAGAGTGTATCTCCAGACTCTACTACATAACCGCCTTCAGCAAACATGGGAAGACCTTTAAGAATGTCCTGTCGCATTTCATCAGTTATTTCTAGAGTAGGTAACTCAACAACCTTGTCACCTTGTTTATACTCTACCATCTTAACTTCAACACCGTAGTTTTTACCAAACTGTTGATTCATCATCTTAGGCAAAGACTTGTCATAAAACTCATAAAACTTCTTGCCGCCCTGCTCAAATCTCATGCGCTTTTTAAGAGAGTAGTCACCGTCCGCATCAGGAGTAGATGCAAGAAGTTCATCTGCATTTTTTTGCCCAATAATTTTAGGTAGTTTTGCAACAGCTTCTTCATAAGTATCAAAGTTAGCTATCAAGTCATGAAACTCATCAGTTGCTGAAACACCCTGTAATGCCCATCCCGCAGGTTCTCCGGCTAGCATGTTATTTCTTCTATACAGTACTGCCTCGCTAATGTCCCCTACCTTGCTATTTCTTTCAGCCTGAATACGTCCGGAAGTCAAAGCAACTTGGTCGTATCCTTCTTCCGCTGCTGTTATAAATGACTTTCTTAATCCTACAGAAGCCCAGCTTTTTTCTTTCTTTAATGGAAGCGTAGGTATTTTAAATTCTGCAAGGTTTACTGAGCCTTGTAAGATTTGTATGGCTTCTCCTTTTTCTGTCATTTTATTTCTTACACTCTCAAGCTCAGAATTTATTCTCTTTCCTCTTTCTGATGCAAGCTGAGCGTTTGTCATTTCTTCTAAAATTTCTTCAAGGTCTTCCATTTCGCCAACTAATGTATCGTATTCTTTCTCTAGTTTTTTAATTGTTTCACGGTTTGAGTTTGGAATAACATAATCGTCATTTGAAAAATGATAGCCCACTCCTTCTTTGCCTGTAGCTGCTGTAGATTTATCAGACTGAAGCTCATCAATCAACAAGGTTCTAGTGTCAGGAGATTTAACTTCTTTGATGTCTGCAAACCTTATATGCAGAATAGGATTTTTTAGGTCTTTAAAATGTGCTGCGTGTACATAATCCCTTTCAACTTTTTTAAATTTTTCTGGAAGCGCAAGAACCATTTCACGATAATTAACAGTGTCTTCACCTTCAAAACTAAATGAAATATGTGCGGGATTAGTTGTAAAATCTTTGCCTGTTATACCAGATATAGATGATTTAGAGTCTACCCATTCGTCCCAAAATTCCTCGTGCATTTCATCCCATAGGTCACTATCTGTGTCTATAAGGTCTTCCATAAGCGAATGTTCATACGGGTTATTTTCTTGCATCCATTCGTCAAAAAGCTCATCATCGTCTGCCGGTAGCCAATCATCGTCAATGTCATCTATCGGGGTATCATCATCATAAACACCCCTTTTCATTTGTTCGTGTTTTCCAACATAAACATCATAATCAAAATCAGCTTGGTCAAAATACTCGACCATATCTTCTCTTGTAACTTCAGGCTTATCTTTAAAATAATCTTTAGCGCCTGTCCACTCCAGCTCTTCTTGAGGGACTTTTCCTTCAAGACGCTTTAACATTACTTCGCCTGTGTTTTTATTATCTTTAATATTGGCTGCTTCTTTTTGAGCAAGACTGAACAAGCCAGAAGATTTCTTAGGTGCAAAGTATTTTGCAACCTGCTTTCCTATTACTGCACTGCCTGCCATAAAGTTATGTCTGGGGTCTTTAGAATCAAACGCAGCAGATGTAGAAAGCTTAAACTGATTAGGTTCAAAAAGAACATAAGAATGTGCTGACTCTCCCTCAAACCCATGTTCAATTTCATTTAGATACTTAATGCCGTCAAAGCCTAATCCTTGCAGCTCTGTTCTCAAATCAATAGTTAGCTCGTTTTCCATTAAGTTAGCTTCAAGCTCATCAACTAATTCAGTCCGTGGGCGAGCTTGAATTTCTTTAGCTCTTTTACGCAAAGGATTTAAAACATCAGCAAACTCCTGAGTTATCTTAACGCCTGAACGCTCAATGCTTCCTAAAAGCTCAAGACTAGCTTCTTTGTTAGCCAGTATATCAACAGCCTTCCAGTTACCGACTATAGTTTCACTTTCATAAATTAAAGGATTTTTAACATTCATGTAGCCTGTTTGAATAATAGACTCTTGAATTTTTCTACCGTTAGCGTCAGCTACTTTTTCTAAAAGTTGCAGTTTCTTTTCAAAGTCAGCTTCTGTTGGCTTTTTATTAGCATTTTTAAATGTCGTATATTTGTCGCCAGCTCCTTTTTCCATGGCATCATACATAGCGTCCCGCAGTTGAATTGTTTTTGCAACTCCTAAAGTTCCTACATTCGTTCCCATTTCGTTTGAAAAAGTAAAAGATACATTAAACTCACTATTTTTAAATCTACTTATAGAACGATAAACCATGTTGGAATTATCTGAATCTTTTACGTGCGCTTCCTGAGCAGCAGTGCGTTCAGCTTCAGACAAAAGTCTTTCTGGTGTTTCTGTAGGATTTATTTTCGGAGCTTTAAACTTAGAAAAGTTTACATTTCCTCTTGCTGCAATTTTAACTATAGCATCTCTTGCAATAATAGGAGCACCTTCCATAGAAATCATAGGCTCTTTATATTTAACAAGCTCAGTTATAAAATCATGAGTAGCATCTAAGCTTTCTTCGTCAAATTTAGTTAGCTCAGCGTCAGCTCTATCTTTATCAGTTACTTTTATGTTTATTCTGTTATAAGTATTTCTAAGCTCTTCAACATCATTATACACTGTATTTTCAATTATAACTTTGCTGTTACCTACATCTTCAGTTTCTTGAATAGTTTGCAGCGCTAAAATTTGGTCGTCTGTGTATCCTAGTTCTTTTTGATATTCAACTAAATTCTCGTTTATTTTATTTTTATCTGTTGCGTTTATTGCATTTTTAAAGTTAATGCTCGTTTCCGCATCTTCTAAGTATCCTGTCCTTGAATTAAATAAAGTAGAAATGTTTGCTTCTGCTAAAGAAGTAGCTGTAGGTTCATCTAGCTGTATTTCCCCTTCGTTTAATCTTAAAGAAATAGAACCCTCAAGATTATCAGAAATTTCTCGAATAGCTTCTGGATTAATATATCCTTTAGTTGAACTTGATAGAGTTCCGTATACATCTCCACTTAAAGCAACCGGTAAGCTTTTGTCAAGAGTGTCATCTCCACCCTTTTTGAATAGTGCTGTAAGTGCAGGAGACACTGCTTCTTCAACAGCTTGAGCAAGAGGACGGACAGTGCCGCCTAAATTGAATTTTATTGCAGAAGGTGTTTCATCAAAATCTTGAATTAACCCACCAAACACATCTTTCTGTGTTTGCTTTAACCCTCTTCTATATCGCCTAACAGTTGGCTCACCTAAAATTTCTTTACCAAAATAGCTTCCAGAAAGTAAAGGAACTTTATTTCCAACAGTAGGAATAACTCCCTGCTGAATAAGGCTTATTGTATCTGAAATTGCTGGGCCAAAAGGCATTGCAGCATAGGAGAGGTTGCTCTTGGTGTACTTGGTAGCTGTTTGAGCACGTTGGAAGCTGTCTAATAATAAGCCATTTCCACCCCACCTAGCTATTGCTGCCATTATAATTTCATCTGTATCTTTTCCCCGTTCACTTTCTCCGTCTGTTCGGACATAATTACTCCAACGAGCCATGCCCGTCATAATTGTTCCAGCAGCTAGTGTTTTACCTACATTTTTCTTAGGTGCTTTTATCATAGACTTAGCCGCACCTTTTAGAACAGTGTTTGTAAACGCTGCGGGATAGCTAAGAAGCTGAAAGAGCACAGCTCTTTTAGGGTTTGAAAACAACAAAGGTTTAAGACCTGACATTGCAGTAGGCTGTAAAACTACAGAGTTTGTGTAACGTGCTACGCCTCCCAAGAAATCATTCTTGTAGAAATCGTCTGTGCGCTTTGCTCCATTGTTATACCAATCAACAGCTTTTTTATAATCAATGCCTAGTTCAGCCAGCTCACCCGCTAGAATTTCTCCGTCTTTATCCATCGGTAGGTTTTTGTAACGTACCGCTAGTTTTTCAATATTTTCATTTACAAGACTTTTGCCGCTTGAATGAGAAACATTCTGCACAAATTTAGTCCACTGGTCTAGCAGGTTTAAACGGAAAAACTTGTTGCTTGCGGTCTGAAGAGCCTCAGTCATTAACTCATCGCCTGCTAGTCTATCGCCTACTTGAGCAAGTGCTTGGTCTACATGAATACTAAAATTACGCATTTCAGTCAGTGCTTCTTTAGCAGTCATTCCGTGTTTATTCATTAGCTCTGCTTCTAAGTCTTTAGTGACGCGCTTGTGTGATTGCTCTATAGCTTCACCAAAACCTTTTACACTATTACGGACACCCGCTTTACCAATATTTATAAATACCTCAGTCAAGCTAGACAAAGTTGCCATGCCTAACAAGGCTACACGATTAGTAAAACTATATGCGTCTACGCCTATCTGAGTTTTTCTTCCGAACCTTTCCATGCCTTCGCCGGTAGCTGTTCTATATAGTTTTTCTAATTGCCCCTTAATCTTTGGAGTGAATTCTTGTCCAGCATCTTGCATTTCTTCTTTTATTCTGTTTATATAAAAACCTTCAAACTCCTTAAAACTATTAACACCTAATACACGATGTTTAGCAATAGACTTCCCGTATTGAAAAGTATACGCATGTAAAGTTCCCAATACATCACTGTTTAAAAACTTTTCAAAATCTGAATCGTCTGCAATAGTATTAATTTTTCGCTTAGCGGAAAAGAAATGTCCACCACCACCGCCCATATCTATTTGATTTTTAACATCCAACATATTTTTAACGGTTGCTTTTGCGGCTGGTTTACTCATGCCTCCTTTAGACACAAATAAAGCTTCAAGCTCATCTTGGTTGTCTTCTACAGCTTTTCGACTCCACATTCTAGGAACATAGTTATCTGTTAAGTTAGTAATGATGCCTATTTTTTGTAAGTCTACACCCATTTCATTGTATAAACCCTTGACCTCTAATGCGGCTTTGTTGATTGCAGCATTTGTAGCTGCATCAAACTCATCAAATTTAATAGGTTTAGTGCTTCTAAGGCTTTTGCTTAATGCAGCATTTATGTCTGTAGCAAATTTAGTATCTATTTCACTGAGCGAAAGCCTATCTACAATAGCTCTAAAACGCTCATTCATTTTGCCAGTAACTTCTCGCTGAACTTCAGACAGGTCTTTTTCTACAAGCTCGTCTTGAACTTTGTACTTAATACCAAACTCATGGCTTAGTTTTTTCTGTAACTGTGCAGCAGTACCAGAAAACTTAGTAATGGGGCTTAGTACACCTGCTGCTTTACCATAAAAGTTTCCGCTGATGTCAGAAACTACTGCGTATATTCCCTGCTTGATTGCATTTGTTTTACCTTCAACAGTTGTTTCATTAGCTGCGGCAGCTCTGATTCTAGCTTTAATTTCTTTTTGAGTTAATTCGCCGCCACCTAAATCGTCTGCAAACTTCTTTACAGCTTCATCGAGCGCATCGCTATCAAATGTTCTTGCGCCTGCGTTGTCTGTGCCGTCCACAACTGTAGCTGTACGGCCCTCTAAACGCAATGCTTCTTCAAGTACATTTCCACTAGAAGCTGGCATCCACTCGCCTTCTACGGCCTCGTCATAAGCCTTAGAGCCTTCTGGAATAGACATCTCTTTAGGAGACTCTGTAGAATCTCTAAACGCTTTGTTGCCTAGCTTAGAGTTTGCATAAAGCCCCACGCCTTTTTGAATACCTGCACCAATACCAAGACCAATGCCGCCTCCAATTATTCCGGTAGTTAAGTTAGTAAGATGACTATAATCTTCTTCGCTCATTATGTCAGCAGAAATATCTAACTCTTGACCTAAGTGACTTGCAACCATTCCATGACCTGAGCCTATAAGGGTAGTAGCAGTCAAAGGATTTTTAACAGACGCTGCATAAGAAGCCTTTACAGCTTTAGCTAGTGCATTGTTAGCTGCTACTTGAGCAGCCTTTCTTGCACCTAGAGAAGCTGCGGAACTAGCTCCAAAATTAGTTACTCCTGAAAGTACCCCGCCCATAGTAGCTAATCCTTCAGGACTAAACAAAAAATCACTACCGTAATCTAAAACAGCTTCGCCGACTTCACCAGCCCCTGATATAGATGCTTTATCCCAACGAGTTTTTAAAGTTCTATAGGCTTGTTTAATTTCTTCTGGCGCATCTTTTAAAGAATTAGCCAAAGAAAGAGGAGCACCAAGTCTAAAGGTTAAATCTCGCATATACTCAGCAGGGTCTTCAGTTTGGCCTGTAGTGGCTTGGTCAATTGCATAGCGACCAATGCTTTGATTTTCAGCAAGATAGTCTGTAAGAGCTTCAAAGTTAGATAAGATAATTTCATCGTTACCAAAATCAGTTACGTCATATCCTTCTGGGACGACTTGCTCACGATAAGCAGCCGCCTCAGTTTCTGAAATACTAAAATCCCAGTCTCCTTGAGCTTTAACTCTTTCAAGTGTTTGAGCATATGTTTTTTTTGACATTAAGTTATATCCTTAAAGTTCTGGCGTTATTTAAAGTTTTTTGCAGCGCTTTCATTCTTTCCTGCTTTCTTTCTTCTATACTTTTATTTTTTTCTTGCTCTTTTACTTGAGCTTCTTGTAGGTCTAACATAGATGCTACAAGCATTTCATTAACACTCTCATATCTATCTTTATTGTATATTGTTTGATTTTTAAAAATATTTTCAAAAGCGTTTAAGTAATTTTCAAAATCTCCTGACGAATCAATATTCCCTTCAAAATAATTTACTCCCCCTTCGTCATTAGGTTTTGATAACCTGTCAAATAACTTTGCTCTATTTCCTGCGCTCATTGCCTCTAAACCATCATACATAGAATTAACGTCTTTAGCTAACTTACTTATTCCGCTTTTACCGTTTATTACACCAGTATCATTTGCTTTTGTCGTAAGTTTATTTAGTGCAAACATAGTATCAAAAACATTCAAAGCTCCAATATTGCGAACACCCCCTGCGTCTTCTTCACCTGACAACTTATCCTCTATTGCTTGAGCATAAACTAATTGCCCTGTTTTTTCAGTTCCCCACCCTTCATTTCTAGCTTGAATTCCAGAAGCAATTATTTTTCTAACAAAAGCGCTTCTCCGAGGTTCAAGAAAATCATTATATCCTATGTCGTTAGGAGCTATTTTACCTTTGGTTTCTAGACTTATTTGTTTAGCCCATATATCGCCTAGACGAGCAAGCAGTCCTCCTGAAAGGTCAGTATATTCTAGCTTTCCTCGTGTTACTTGATTAGCGCTTAAAGCTGCGGCAATTTGATTAAGGTCAGCTTCTTTATTTTGTGAGGCCGCTGTAATAGGTTGATATGTTCCGTTTGCCCCCACGCCCATTACCATTGTATGCTGAATTATATTATTATTTTTATCAAGACGACTAACTACAACGTCTTGTCTTCTTTCTTCTGTTTGATTGCCAGCTAGGTCGGTTACTTTTAAAGTATACGCCGCACCGGATAACTTAGGGGCAGGAACACCCGCAGCGTTTTCACTCAGTTCTGCAACAGCAGTAGCAAGCATTTCGTCTCGAGTTTTAGCAAACGTGTCTACATAAGTTGTTTGATATTCTTTACTTGCTTTTTGAAGTTCTTCGTTTCTTGATTCATAAACATCTAAATCAAGATTTCCAGTCAACTTAGAAATAGTCCTAGCTACAGCGTTTTTAGCTGTGCCTTCGCCTGTTATTTTATTCATATTAAGGTTATAGTTTTCAGCAGTGCCTTTATATAAAAACTTTTTAGTTGCTTCTTGTTTCTTTTTAACTTCATTATAATAAGATTCAAAGTTCTTATTAACGGTTGCTACCAATAACTTTTGATACTGTAATTCATTTCTTTGATTAGGTAAAAACTTTTTACCAAGTTCATTATTAACTACAGTATTAAAATCATTTTTCCAGTAAGCTTTTTCTCCACCTGCGTATTTATTTGCCTCCGACATTTGATTGCTAAAATCTGTAGCAAAAGTATTAGCTGAAGTTATTTCCATTTTTTGACGTAAGTTATCTTCATTATTTAAAAGCTCATTCCTTCTTGTAGCAAAAATATCATTTGCTACGTTCATGCCTATATCTACAGCTAAGGTTTTCCACTCATCTTTTCTTGCTTGTTTTCTCTGTCGGCTTCTTAGCTTGTCGTTTCTTTGGCGAATATCAGATAATAAACTTTCACCATATGCGATTGAATCTTGTGCCATGTTTACTGTCCTTCAGGTTGCGCCATAAGGCTAGGTTGTTCTTGTACCGCTTCAGCGTCTTCTGGCTTTTCTAACAAGCTAACACTTGGAAGGGTTTCCATTTCAGCCGCCATTTCTTCTGTAATAATTCCCGCAGGTACTAATCCAGAATCTAGTGCGCTTTCTCTAATTTTTTTAAGACGTTCTTCTTCCATCTCAACGCCGAACACATCGCCTTCTTCTTCTTCATTGTCAATTTTAATATCTATATCTAAACGCTCAGCAAGCGCAATAAGCATATAAGCTAAAGGCTCAGCAAGCATTAACATAAGGTCAGGATTCCAACTGCCCTGCTGAAACTCGTCAAATAATATTACCTGTACAATACTCATAACCGGAACACCTTTGGACATTCCAATCATGTATGCTTGATACTGCTCTGGCTCAGTTATGCTATCCCATAGATACACAGTAGCTTCGTGAACATTCGTAAACTGCGGAGATTTTTCATAAGGCGCTGGATTTTCAGGGTCTGATGTAAGCGATTCTCCCGGAATTGCTCTGCCCATCTTAGACATTTCTAATTCATATGCTTCTACATCATTCATCCTAACATTACTCCTTGTCCGCCTGCTGACCTTTTCATACTATCTACATATTCATAGGCTTGATTACCCATTGGCATAGCAGGTAAAAAATTAACAGCATCAAATTGTACTTGATAAGCCCTGTCGTTCATTTCGTTTGAGCCGTAGTTTACACTAGGGGCAGCTTCAATTTGAGCTATTGCAGAGCTATATTGATTTGTTGTGTACTCAGGTTTTTCTTGAAGACCTAAGCCTATTGCTGCTTTATTTTGCAAGCCTCCAGAAACTGTCTCCCCTAGTCCAGTATCAATAAAGTCGTCAACGCCTTCTCTAATTTTTGAAGGAATTTGTGATACTTTATCGGTAACGTAATCTACCACACCTTGCTTGGGTTGCTCTAACAAACTAACGTCTTCACCCTTTATTACTTCAACCTCGACATCAGGGGTTTTTGTTTCTAGGCCAGCTTTATACTCTTTTGTTTTTTTATTAACATATTCTGTTTTGGCATCTACAACCGGAGTACCGTTTATTGCTTTGTTAAAGTTTTCCATTACTTTATCTGTATTAGCAGCAAACTCAGTCTGCACCCTACCCCAAGCGCTTGGTTGAGTTGCGCCACTAGCATCTATAGACTCTTTAAAAAAAGTGTCAGACGCATTGGTTAGCGAAGGAAATGCGGTTTCCATGCCGGGAATTTTTTTAAGTGCTGTTTTAGAAAACTCTCCCACAAAGCTAGATACACCATCAGTAACAGTTCTAAACGCAGAGTGTCCTGCCTTTGCAAAGTTAGCTCCAGCCTCAAGAAATTTACCGGCTGTTTGAGCCAGCTTACCGCCCTTAGCAAGATACCCTGTAAATTTTGTAAAAGAGGAGCTTACTGCTGTGCCTATCCCAGAAAATAAATTTCCTACCATCGCGCCTATAGGAGTAAACATCAAGGCTAACTGACCTACTATTCCAATTTTTCCCATAAACTTTCCGATTTTACCTACAGCAGACTTAATCCCTTTTCCAATTTTTTTAAAAGCTGACTTAATTCCTTTTCCAATGCTTTTAACTCCTTTTTTTATTGAACTCCAAAAACCCATAAATTTCTCCTTACTGTGTTTTGTTGAGCTGACTAATTACAGTGTTAATAAATGACGTAGCATCTTTACTGTCTTTAAACGCAGCCTCGTTTCCTATAGCTGTAGCAATCATTTGAGCTTTTCGTGATTGTTCGTTTTCAAAGTTTTGACGAATATAATTAGCTTCATCTCGCAATTGCTGCCAAAGTTGAGTTTGTTCTTGTGCCGTTAAATTGAATGCAAACTGAGCGTTCTGTTGATTAGCTGCATTCTGTGCGGCTGTGTTGGCTGTGTTAGCCTGTCTGCGCCATTGAGTATTAGATTGCTCAATAGCTTGAGCATTTGCTGCATTCCACTGGTCACGCTGAAAGTTTTGTTGCTCATTAAACTGTTGAATATTTGCATTCATTTGAACATTAAACTGTTGAGCCTGTAAGTCATTTCCAGCTTGCTGTGCTGACATTTTATTTTTTTCACTTGCATTAAATTGTTCTCTAGCTGAGTTAGCTGAAGAATTATACTGCTCTACCTGAACACCTAGATTAGCCATAAACTGCGCTGCCTGCTGCTCGCTTGCGGCATTAAACTGCTTAGCTGCATTCTGAGCTGCGGTATCAGTAAGCATTGCTTGCTGCCTATTCTGAGCAGTTAATATATTGGCCTGCTGCGCGTTACTGAGATTAGCCATGTCCATTTGCAAAAATGCCTGAGCATTCTGTGCTGCAATCTTAGTATTTTTATCTAGGTTCGCCATGTCCAAAGAAGCTAAAGCTGTAGCGTTTTGCATCGCAGCTTGTTGGTCAGCGCTGAACTTAGTAGCTACCATAGTTTGCATAAACTTACTGTTGGTTAGCTCTACCTGTTGCGCTGCGTTGAATCTTGTCATGTCTACATTAGCTACCATAGAAGCGTTTTGTACTGCTCGCTGCTGGTCAACAGTCAACTGAGCTTGATTCATGCTTGCAGCTATATTAGCTTGAAGTAGATTAGTTTGCATTCTATTATTAAGGTTAGCAAGCTCTGTCTGCTGTGCAGCGTTTAAGTTATCTGAAGATGCTTGATTTTGAGCAGTCAAATTAGCTAGACGCATTTGCTGGTCGTTACTCAAATTAGCTAAATTCATCTGCTGCTGGAACCCTGCATTCTTAGCCAAGAAGTCAGCGGCAATTTGCTTATCTTGAGCCGTAGCACTTTGAATAGCTTGAGCATTGCTTTGCGCTAAAGGTATAGCACTTTGAATAATAGAATTAAACAAAGCGTCTCTACCTACACTTGAGCTGCTCATTCCTCGCTTAGCTAGGTTTGCTTCAACTTTAGCTAGTGCTGGTCTAGCCCACGCAGGAATTTCGCCGTCTTCCATACCAGACATTAAAGATTCCATTTGAACACTAACAAGAGCTTCTTGCGGAAGACCAGAAAGAGTGGTTTTAATATCTTCTGGAAGGTCATCCATTTCATCAGCAATTAACTGCGGGTTGTCGGCTAACCGCTTTGCAATTTCGCTATCTTTTAAGCCTTGAGACTTGAGCTTTTTAATAGCGTTTTCTTTACTGATTGTACGCTTTCCAATTTGATTATACTCAAACATGCTCATAATCTTAGCGGCTTCTCCATCAGGAGCAGGCTCGCCTGTGATGGCTTCGCGTGTTTTAGCTTCAGCGTCTCTAGCCTGTTGAACAGTTGCGACTTTTCCTGTTGTTTTACTTACGTAAGAATCGCCGCTAATTTCAAACTCTTCTGCTTCTGCCTCTGCTTGCTTTTCAGCCGCAGCGTCTCTTTCTGCCCCTTTAGCTTTTTCTGTAAGTGTGGCATCATCTACCTTAACTTGTGCTTTTTCAGATACCTCGCCCTGTGCTGCTGTGGCTGCTGCGCCATCACCCGTTTGAGATGCTTCAAACGTAGAAGCCTCAACAGGTTCTTCTGGGCCTTTAACTTCCTGCACAGCTCCCTGAGCATAAGTAGCCATACGCTTACTGCTTACTTCATCTACAGAGATTTTTTCAGCTTCTTCAAGCTGTTGTATGTCGCTGTCTCTAGTAAATGTTCCATAAGCACTAGGATTAATTTTAGCAACTTCCATTTCAGGAACTGTGTATTCTGGAGTTTTCTGCTCTATTTTTGTAGGAGCACCGCTGCCGCTAACTACGGAACCTCCTCCTATGGTATCTCCACCACCGCCACCGCCATATCCTGTCATATTCATTCCATCCCGACCATCTCTAAGTTCAATTCTGTTTGATGTATTAGTCTCTTCTTCGACCTCTTCATCTTCGTCTTCTTCTTCTTCTTCAGTTGTATTATAGTTTACTGGAGTGCTGCTACCCCCAGTAGGTATTGTTGGCTGTGACTCATATATAGGAGCATTCCAAGTTCCATTTTCATCCATGCCCCCTTCTCTTACAAGAATAGGTTCAGCCTCTACTACAACTTCATTTATTTCTTTTGTGTCTTCTTCCAAATCCTCTACAGGTGGGGGGCTTGTCGAACCGCCACCTGAGCCTACTCCACCATAAGTAGAAAAAGGTGGGTTATAATTATATCCTGTATTAGTGACATATCCGCTGTAATCGCCTGCTCCCCCTACAGTCATGGAGCCACTAGAAGTAGGACTATATCCATAAACAGTGCTTCCTTCCATATAGCCGCCGCCGTAAGCCGTTGCCCTAGCAACTCCGGCTCTCTTTATTTTTTTATTTAATAATGTAGTTGTCGCAGATGCCATTTAATTTTCCTATGCTGCAAAGCGCTTTGAATATTCATAACTTTTTTGTATTGATTCTTGGGTTGCGTTCATTGGAAGAAAAATAGAAAAACCCTTTAAAGTGTGTATATGTTTTTCCGTTAGTTTATAATCTCCTTTTTTATAATTAAAAGGATAATTAACTTTTAATTCAGGGAGGCTTACATTTTCGTGAAGTTTATTTTCTTTTTCCATTTTTTCAAGTTCATTCAAATATTCGTCCATCCACTCGTAATCAGAACCAAACTTAGAAACTTTCATTACTGTTCCTGCTGTTCTTTCATCGTACACATAAGTAGCAGGGGTTTCATCTGTTGTTCGAACATCTAAATTTCCTAACACTGCTTGATTTTTTAATTCAAACATTTGCAAAGTGTCTTCGCCAACAACTATGCTTTCGTTAAATCTAAACTCAGCAGCTTTCTTACTCATCCATGTTACGCGACAATGAACTTCAGAGTCTTGTGAATACTTTTGATGCTGTCTATAAAACTTGTAGTGTAGACTTTCAAAGTATTTAGATTTTTCTTCACTTAAATTATATTCAGTTCTAAACATTTTATAATAATTAGAGTTTAAAAGTTTAGCGTAATTTACAGTAAAAGGCTGCAAAGAATAAAGTGTTCCGTCTACTCGCCTAAAACTTTTTTGATTTATTAAACATATTGCATCAGGAACATCTTTTAAAGTTTCTAAGTTTTTATACATCCACACACCATGAGGAGTTAAAAAATCATCGCCATCTATCATTACACAGTAATCATTATTAGATTTCATAAATATATCTAACAAAGAGTTTTTGCCTTTAGCTGGAGTTCCGTTGCTTTCTGTAATATAGTATTCAATTTCATTTTCTTTACAGAAATTTTCAGCTCTATTACTATACTCAGTATCCAAAGTATTTATAATAACCACAGCATCTTCAACTTGAATGTTACTGTATACAGGATTAAAATGCCTAACAAGAGCATCATAGTCTGTAGAGGTTAGAATATAAAACTGCATTTAGTCTTTTTTCTTGAGAAGTTTCTGAGCTGTGGGTGACTCATAAATTCTAATACCTAGCCACACAATAGTAAATAATGACGCAATAGGCGGGAGCCACGCAGCCAAAGCCATAATTCCTGTTGACGCTGCTGCGATGTCTACTACTTCTTTTCCTTCTTCTACGGTCATTTTATTATCCTTTTAGAATGGCAACTATCATATAAGTTAATGTTCCTACTACGGGGACTGCAACTAAAGTAACGCATATAACAGTAAAAATATTTAATATGAGTCGTTTTGTTTTAGCCAGTTCGTGCTGTTTTTTTCTTTCTTCTTCAGCTCTTTTTCTTTTACAGTCAGATTGAAACTGTAGCCAGTCGGTATACATGTTAGCTCTACCAGCATAAATCATAATTTCACGAAGTTCTTCTTCTTGTTGCTTTAAAGTTTCTAAAGCCATGAAAGCTTCCATGTCTGATTTATTGCCGTTCTTATTAGCTTTTTTAGCTATGGAGCTTTTAGAATCAAAGTATGTGCTTGCTTGCTTAGCCACACTTGCTAATTCTTGGCCGTTAGCTATTGTACTTTTAATAACTGCAAAGGCTGCATTAGCGGCGGCTAGTTCTGCAAGCATTATTTTATTCCTCTAATTAAAGTGCTGCGATAATAAAGGCGAGTAGCTCACTGTAACGGACACCCATGCGATAGTGATGCGTTGCATCTGAAGGAGCGTCTGCCTCGTCCTCATAATAGTGTTCTTCTTCTACATGACTATCTTTACCTTCGGAAA